TACGATTTCAATAGCAAGCTATCCGAAAAGCAGGAGATTCTGTCTGTTAGTGCTGATTACTCCGATTTCCAGGCTATATTGGAGAGCAAGAACATTTTTAATGCTACAGTATTACATGTATACTTTTGTACCAGTCCCCGTGTATTCGATATATATTTCACTTCCGACGCTCCTTCCGACACATTCCAGTTCCTGAATAACTTTAATCTGATGGAGACCGTTTGCCTTTTTGGCGCCACTACTACAAAGACTGATATATCTCGCTCAGAAGCCGTACAAGGTCGAATTACGAGTTTCTACGACGTGACGATGAGAGTCAAACACGAAGTGGAGACGGCACCGCTGACATACGACGAAGCACGACATCTGATTCAGCTCCTTACTTCCCGCAGTATCACTCGATGCGTTGCTGGTGATACATATGCTCCAGTAATCATTACCGACTGCACCCCCGAAATTACAGACAATATCTCGACTCCAATCCGCTTGAAGTTCACGTACGAATATAATGACCAGACGGAATGGTTATAATCCCCTTTGTATATGAATAGTATCCACATTTCCACAGCCCGACTCATCTTGAATCGCCCCGACCCAGTAGATATCTCGATCTGGACTGCCAAAGGTGAAGTCCAGACGTGGCGTAATTGCATATGTATTAAGTACGACCACTATAAAGGCACCCGCAAGTTCAAACTGCTCGATTCAAATCAGATTCGTCAAACCCGCGAGTGCCAGATATTCATGCTCAACGGCATGGAAGTATTTATGTAGTTGTTTCCTTAAAAAGGAACATCATCAATAGGTGGGTCAATTGGTGGCATTATGGGGTCTATAGGAGGATCATCATGAATAGGTGGCAATATGGGTTCTATATAAAACCTGCCGAATTCTTCATTATAAAAAATGAGATCATGGAATTGCGAGGCTTTTCGCTCTATTTCTTGTGAGCTCGGATTTTCAAGTACGTTTGTCCTTGAAAAATTGTTTGCTTCTTCTATTTGTAAACTATCATGCAAAATCGCATTTAAAAGTAAATTTGTATAAACAATCTGATTTTCATATTGTCTTATATCATCTTGTGTCTCAAACTTATCAGGTAAACTCATTTCAGGATCATGTAAAGCCTTTCTCGCTGCATCCAGAATCTCTTCTGTTACTTTCTGAGAATTATCAATATAGCGTAATAGCTCATTCATATAATCAGTAGTGGGTAAGTTCTCTCGGTTTTCTAACCATGCAAAATAGGGAGAAAAAACAATCGGTTCAATATCTGCTTTTTCAATAAGTTCGAGATAATCATACTGTTTATAAGGATTATCAGAAACTAATTGTGCTTCACTAGCATCGATATTCCATGACAGGCAATTAAGAGCTCCGCCATCTTTCACCGCTTCTATTGCGGATACTCCCACCACTTTTGCATTAGGCAGGGCTTTCTGAATTTGTTCGATGGCCATCTCATCTTCTGGGGTACCTAATTGAGGAACAATAACCAGATTGTCAATATGCAGATAGTTGACGTAACACCAATTATCTTTATGCTTTTTCTTGACTGGATAGTGAAGCGGTATTACCTCAAACTTCTGTTCAAGGATGGTTTTAAATTGATTATAATAATCAGAATTGAAATCCTCGTAGTTTGTAAGCAATACCTTGTTATCGCCCAAATAATGGATAATGCCGTCACTATGGCCATATTTCTCACTTTTGTCCCAGGGAAGGAATATGATATCACACTCAAAAGCATTACGAAGCATCTCTTCTATATCTTCTCGACTGTATTTATTATTTTCATGAAAGACCTTTTCGGTCATGACAATGGTATCACCGCATTTTACAACATTTCCTCCATCCACTATTAGGTTCAAATACTTAATACCGACCTTAGGCATCACTCGAATAAACATTGATGCCAACTTCTTGGTATTGGTGATGAATTTCTTTTTTTTCTGCAGATAATCTGGGTTATAGTCGTAAAAGACCATTTTGTCTGGTGCTATCTGTATAGGCATGAAATCCCTGCACCAAATATCGTTTGTACAGTTCAGTAAGGCTGTATCCACATTATTATCGCGAAGAACTTTTTGAAGTTCTTTCCAAAGCTTCGGGCACGTCTCAGGTAGCCAAGACGAGAAATATACCTTATTGGTTTGAGAGTCATTAACCATAATATAACTACTTCTTTCGTTTGTCTGGTCGTGCACTATAATAATTTCCTTTATAGTTTGTCCAAGAGTCTCGTTTTGTATAAAAACAGAATTTCAAGCCACCTCTATCTGCTTCTATGCCTTGTCTGATTGTTGACAATGGCTCAATATTCAATTCTTTCTCCTTATCGACAATAATAGGAATGATAGAAGGTTTCTCAATTGAGCTACTCTGTACGCAGCTGTTCAGCAATTCATCAGAACAGCTCAAAGGTCTTGTTATAAGACTACCATCTTCCTTAATTATACTACGAATTAAGATACCTCCAAAGTAACCTTCTTTTTCTTTACTTTCAAAGCATATATCAATACCACTTAAATGCCAGAATAAACTTCCAGCTGTTTTTGTCCTGGCGTATGTGTCTTTATACTGGCCATCTTTAAAAATAGCATTTTGATAGTAAAATTCTATTTCAGCTAAAGAATACCTGTCTTTGCCTGCCAGGATATCTATCTGATTGAATAACGTTTTGGCTAATCCTTCAAAGTATTTTTGAAGGTCTTTTTCAGTCTCAATCTGTTTGACTACTTCTAGTTCATTCAAAAAGATTTTTACTTTATCGTTTTTGTATTCAACCATAATAAAAATTTTTTAATAAAAAGTTAATAACTAATATCAGCTAAGGTATAAAAAGGATTCGAGAATTCCAAATTTTTGGCCGATTTTTTTAATCGAAGCCCTAATTTTTGCTCATTTTCCATTTTTTTTCGTATCTTTGCACCCAGAATGTGTTGTGTAAAGACACGGCCATTCTTACTGCCCCTGCATACGTGCACCGCAGTACTCTTATTGGAAAACGAAGCTGACGCGCTTCTGTCTTGTGTACCTGAATCTGGAAAATTCAATTAATGTACAAGACGGAGTACGAAGGTTCACGTATATACGTGGGCTTGTCGTCTCATAGTCTTTACATTACGGCGTTCCAGAGCCTAGGTACAGAGATTATGGGATACGCAAGTCCACTTTTTGTATCCCGCCGTCAATAGAGATTCGAAATACGGATATGTCACCTGAGAAGGTCACATCATCCGCAGCCATGTAGACTACATGGTATAAGTACTTAAATAATTCACGTGGTCTTCTGCAAAGGAGGCCACATTTTTATTAAATAGTTTGGTCAATTCCCAAATTATTGGTACTTTTGCATGCAATATAGAAAGAAAAGGCGTGAAAGCGCCTTCTGGTCCATTTAAATTTTTGATTTCAAACCTGTGAAGGCTAATTTTTAATAAGACAGGTATTATACCTGTTCTTTAAGTGGAAAAAAGTTTATGATTGAGATGGCTGTCTGTGAAGATAGCCATTTTTTGTGTCTTTTCATAGTCGGTCACCATAATTTATCTTTGTAACAAAAAACAATAATGCCAATGAAAATACATTCTCTATCATTAAATTCCGTTGAGGAAATACCTAATCTCAACGCCAGCGCAGCCTTTACCATCAGTTCTGCAGAAGTATTCCGTGATCAGGTTGATATCATTCCATTAAAAGTAGCTGAAGGGTATGAGTATATGCCATGGGGGGCTGACAATCAGATGCCTTACAAAATCATGGATCTTTTCGAGCGCGACGAAACACTTTCCACTTGTCAGGTGTTCAATGCCGAGGTCTGTTATGGTTCAGGCCTGGTTTACGACACTAAAGATGCGACACAGGATGTTCGAGAGGAAGTGGAGGAATATCTCATGGACAACGACCTCGCTTCTTATTTCCTTGGTGTCTGCCAGGACTTCAAGTATTTCGCTTTTGCCGTTTCCGTTATCATCCTCAACAGCGACTGCTCCCGAATCGTTCGCATTCTCCGCAAGGAAGTCTGCTATTGTCGTTTCGCACCTCCTAAGAAAGACGGTACTATTCCTTATATTCTCTATGCCAACTGGCGTAAGTCTATCACCTCTAAAGACCAGGTTGAGAAGATCGAACTCCTCGACCAACATTCTCCTTGGTCCGACCTCAAGGAGCGTATGCAGATTTACAAAGGTAAGAAGCCTAAGACTTCTACTCGCAAGTTTGCCATCGTCAGCCGTATACCTACGCCTGATAACACGATTTACCCGATACCATACTTTGCTTCTTTGTTCCTCGGTAAGTGGTACAACATAAAATCTCTCATTGGTATAGCTAAGGAAGCCAAGTTAAAGAACTCTGCGCCTATCAAGTACCACATAGAGATTGCTAACCGCTTTTGGGATGGTATCTTCAAATCTGAAGGTATTACCGACCGCAAGAAACAGATAGAAAGGGTAGTGGAGGAGAAGGAGAAAATCATCAACTTCCTTACTGGTATGGAAAATTCAGGCAAGGTTCTGTTCTCTACGTTCTATGTTAATCCCAACGGTGAAGAGCAGCACGACGTGGTAATTAATAAGGTTGAGACCGACAAGGAAGGAGGCGACTGGTCTACCGATATTGTCGAGGCCATCAACATGTTCTGCTTTACGATGCGAGTCCATTCTAATCTTGTCGGCTCAGTTCCTGGTAAGACACAGACTAACAATTCTGGCAGCGACAAGCGCGAGCTTTACACCATCGCCCAAGCCCTGCAGAAGCCATACCACGACCTTCTTTTCAACGTACATAATATTATAATTAAGTACAACGAATGGTCTGGAGTACATCCCGACTGTCCATTCATCCAGCTCACAACACTGGATGAAAATCGTGACGCAAAGAAAGTGACTGTTGAATCCCATTCAGTAAAATCCGAATAATCCATAGACTATATGAAATACATTATTACCGACGAACAGCTTCATGAGCTGATTCCCCATGTTATCGCCACCGTAGAAGGCGAGCCAACCCTTGTAGAAAAGCTTTGCTCATTCCTTGAAGAAGCAGAAGTCTGGACAGAA